CTGTAATACCAGGCCCGAAACAAGTGCTGCGCTTGCGCCATTATTTACTGGGTTTGCTTTGTAATCGGCTTTTGCTTTGTCATTCACTACTTCGTTCCCGTCATTCTCGATGATTTTCGCACGCGCAATCATATAAAAACCTAAAACTGAACCGATAAACCCACCAAGTCCCGCTCGTTTTGTGTTAGATTTGTCAGACTCGGTATCCGCCGTCGCCTCCGCCCCACTACCGTCATCGCGAAATATTTTCCATAATGAATAAATAACCAATACAATTCCTCCAATAGAAAATATGCCACCGAATATATTTAATGTTTTTACAGTAGTCGGTGTATTATCAGCTATTTTCGAAATACCGATACTACCGAAACCGAGTCCGAGGCCTAGCACGACAAAAATAAATATAGCCAAACCCAGCCATATTCCTTTGTCTTTAAACGGATCACCATCATTTTCGATTTTCGGTAATATATATTTGTCAGCTGGCGTGCCTAGCCACGACTTATACGATTTCGCATCACCTTTCATTATCCATAATGCGTATATAAACACCAATATCAACATCATAAAACTAGCCATTTCATTTCGGACAACATCCCACGTAAAAAATCCGACAAGGAATATGACCGAAATAATAATAACCGGTAAATAGTCTAGTATTTTATTTATATGAAATGATTCTTCTACGGAGGCTGAGGCATCCATATTTGTGTTATTTATCAATTAATAATTTATAATTACAATAACACCAGTTATAATTATAATATATAATAATGCTTCGCCGTCTACCGCCCGCCCGCACGCGTCGGGCGTTTATAAGAACGACATTGCGGTCTTTTTCCCGTGGCAATCGCGACATAATGCTACTAAATTATCAACGTGGTTGGAACCACCGTGTTCTAAAGCAATGACGTGATCGACTTCAAACCACGCAGGCAACTGACGCTGACAATCGCCGCATTTCCATCCCTGCTGCGCTGCGACGTATTTCTTCTTTGTTTCGCTGACACTTCGCTTGCTAGAGCCCTTGCCGGAATTGAGAACCCGGCGCTCGGCGGCGCTGACTGACCCACTGGGGGGTCCGCCCCCCAACGGCGGGGCTACGCCCGACATAACGCCGCCCATCACACCGCCCATCGCACCGGCCGTAGCAACCCCGTCGTTGGGGGGCGGAACCCCCCTGGTAAAATCAAAGAATGGAGTTATCATATCCGCAGTTCCCTTGCTAATCGGCATATATTTTATGATATCATTTGCGTGAAATAACATCTGCCTAGAGTTTTCAGGATTACGGCGCATGAAGAGGAACAGCGAGAGACCGACAAATCCAAATGTCGCCATTTTAATGAGCTTCTGGTTGGACTGAAACATTTTCATAAGGCGTCCATCATAATATGTATTTGCGATAAGGACGGCGGTAATTATAAACACAATATACTCTACTTTTATCATTCTTGGTTATATTATGATGGTAAAATAATGGCTCGAAAACGTTTACCTTCTAAATCTACGTGTCTTCATACTGCGTGTTCCTTTGTATTTTTTAGAACGCAATTTCATTTGCCTACTTTTATGGTTTTTACCCCGATTAGATTTCCCCTTACCACCCTTAGAACTAAACCAGACTATTGGTTTACCAGATACCCAACCTTGGTGTTGAGGTGCTGCTTCTGCTGCTGTTGATGCTGCTTCTGCTGATGTTGATGCTGCTTCTGCTGCTGTTGATGCTGCTGTTTCTGCTGCTGATGTTTCTGCTTTTGCTGTTTCTGCTTTTGCTTTTGCTGATTCTATTGATGATTCTCTTACTGCTTTTACGATTCCGTTTAATTTTATTATTTTCGAACGGTCAACTGGTTGACTCTTCCTTACGAAGGGACTCATCTGTTAATTATATATAATAATCAGTAAATTATGAAAAGTATATAATAATACTATATATTTTCAATTTACAATTAATTTTACCGATTATGATAATAATACGCTGCATATCCCAACCCAGCCATGATAATCAAATAGACCAGTTTCTCTCGGTATTTCAATTCCTCTAATATCTGGATGGGTTTCGGCCGGTAGTGTAAATAATATCTCTCGAGTGCGTCGTGTAAAGGCATCTCATCCTTCATCAACAGGACATTATACCGATTATGAATGAAATGGACCCACTTAATAAACGATGTCCGACTATCTAAATAAGGCGTGACAGGATACTTATCCAACATACGACTAAACTCCGATGACATCTCTGGGTCAGGAATAAACATCGCGAAATTCTGTATAAAATCGTAATACTTTTTACGCGTCACATCATTGACGTGGTCGGGGTAATTCACCGCGACGGACATTAAAAAGAACCAGTAATGTGGTCCCCACACAGCGGCGTCTAGTTTTAACATTCAGCGTGCGTATGTGCGTGCGAACAAATACGCCTTACTATGAAATAACATAAAAACAATGACATAAATACGGTAAATGAGTATGTCAGAAGACGTTGCGGTTGGGGTAGAAGTGTCATCGTTGACGCCTCTACCTATAGACGAAATTACAAAAATACATAACCCTAAATCCGCATTGTCGTATATTGAAATGAGCCAATTAAAAGCATCTACAACCCCACAACTGATGCGAACACATCCATATTCTCCATATAAATCCACACATACTGCCTCTGCTGCCGCTACTGCCGCTACTGCCGCTGCTGCCGCTACCGGCTCTACGGGCCATATAGCCGCACAGACACCAGCAGCATCAGAGAACAAATATTTCTGTAATAATTGTAATCGGAATAATCATGTATATAACAATTGCCGTGCACCCATCACAAGCATCGGCGTTATCGCATTCCGGTGCGGCGATTCCGGACCTGAATATTTGATGATACGGCGTCGCGATTCATTCGGGTTCGTTGATTTTGTGCGAGGCAAATATTCGCTACACGATGAAGCATATATCCAGCGTATTATCGACGAAATGACCGTCCATGAAAAGGCGAACCTGATGCGTCTTACCTTCGAGCAGTTATGGAAATTGTTATGGGGCGATTATACGCGCGGAAGCCAATACAAGAACGAGGAAATGGTGTCATTTGAAAAGTATCGACAAGTACTCGGAGGTATACGCACAAAAGACGGGCGTGTGAAAAATCTCCAGCAATTCATCGATGATTCGAAGACGCGTTGGAATGAAACGGAATGGGGGTTTCCGAAAGGCAGGCGGAATTATAATGAAAAGGATATTTCGTGTGCGCTGCGTGAATGCCTGGAAGAAACGGGGTATGATATTACGGCCGACAACGTAATCCAGAATATCGCGCCATATGAAGAGATATTTATGGGGTCAGATATGAAATGCTATAAGCAGAAATATTTCCTGGCGATGGTGGATTTAGAAAAGAAGCCGAAAACCGCACACGATATTATGGAAGTCGGGCTGATGAAATGGGCCCCTTTCGACGAATGTATACAGATGATAAGGCCTTACAATTTAGAAAAGATTGGGATTATTCGCAAAATCAATAACATTCTAAGTAAATATCGCATTTACTGAATATCGTATCGGTCCTTTTATTTCGTATAGTTATATAAAGGGGAAAGTATTCAAATAATAATAGAAGAATAGAATAGTAGTATGAATGCTGAAGATGAAAATATACCGATGGAATTGGTGATGGCGGAAGCCGGTGGTGGTGGTGGCGGTGGCGGCGGCGGAGGTGCAGTGATGCCTGTACCCGTGACCGCACCCGTGACCGCACCAGCAGCGCAGAAACGAACAATTAAACCAAAAAGAACTGGCACTGGAGCAGGCGTAATGGCACAGCCCCCCCCCGAATCAAACGCATCAGAAATAGCCCGCTTAACAAATGAATTGGACCAGAGTGTGCGATTATTAAAACCCGATGACCTAAATAATCCGTTCAGTAAGGATTTCAATAAATTATTGCTGAAAAAGGAGTTGCTTGAACGTGCGTATACACTTCATGATATCGGGGTACTGCCTGAATCCGGGTCTGAAGACGAAGCCGGTGCCGGTGCCGGTGCCGGTGCCGGTGCCGGTGATGGCCTCTACCCCACCCTAAACGACCCCAATTTCAATACCAAAATCGCCCTTCGTAAAGAATTCTTCGATACCAAGATGGATGTGGATAATGCGGTGAGTGTGGAAGAACAGGCGGAAATCTTATGTAATGCACCATTTGAACTCGCGCCAAACCAGCAATTCGTCCGCAATTTTCTCTCGGTAGAGACACCGTATAACAGCTTGTTATTATACCACGGATTAGGAACGGGGAAGACGTGCTCGGCGATTAGCGTCGCGGAAGAAATGCGTGATTATATGAAACAGATGGGAATATCCCAGCGTATTATTGTGATTGCGTCGCCGAATGTCCAGGAGAATTTCCGGCTTCAGCTCTTTGATGAACGCGAGTTGCGAGAGATTGAGCCGGGAGTATGGAATATACGCGCATGTACCGGGAATAAGTTCATCAAAGAGACCAATCCCATGAATATGAAGGGGCTCACCCGCGATAAAATTGTCAAACAAATCCGGCGCTTGATTTCGTCGCATTATTTATTTTTCGGGTATAACGAGTTTGCGAATTATGTGCGCAATAATGCGGCGAGTATGGGGATATCAAAAGATAATGTCGCGATACAGGAGAAACGCAAAAGGGGCGTGGCGGGCACAGCAGCAGCAGCAGCAGAAGGGGCGAAAAAGGGCCGCAAAACCGCGGCGGATGTCGCGAAGGCTGCCGATGCGGAAATGATGGCGATTGAGACACTTTCCGTCTCTAAATTGCGGAAATTATTCGCGAATACATTGATTATTATTGATGAGGTCCATAATATACGTATCACGGACGATAATCGGGATAAACGTGTGGCGAAGATATTGTTTCAAATCGCGCAGAAAGTCAACAATGTGCGTCTTTTACTGTTATCGGGCACACCAATGTATAATAGTTATAAGGAAATCGTCTGGCTGATTAACCTGATGAACTTGAACGACAAGCGTGCGACGATCGACATCGCGGATGTATTTGATGACCGGGGGAACTTTCGTGTAGACGCAGATGGACGAGAGTCGGGAATGGAACTCCTCGTTCGTAAAGCGACGGGATATCTTTCATTTGTGCGCGGTGAGAACCCGTATACATTTCCGTATCGTATATATCCGAGCGAACACTCGCCGGAATATTCACTTCTAGCACGAATGCGCGGAGGAGGCGGCCATGCTTACCCGCGAACCCAACTCAACGGCAAACATATCGACCAACCCATCGAACATATCGACGCGTATATGACATCGGTGGGTGATATTCAAGAGGCCGCATATCGGTATATTATATCCGACATGAAGGCGTCATATATTTTCAAGAAGTCGGCAATGGCACGGCGGAAAGTCGCGGCGGCAGCGGCGGCGGGGACGGCGGATGTTCCTCCCGCAAAAAAGGCAGGCAAAAAGGCCGCCGCCGCCGCAGCAGCCGTCCCCGCCGCAATCGACGATAAAACCGTTATTGAATCCGCCAATTTCCCCTCTTTCGAAAACATGGATACCATCGGATACGCCATCGTCCAGCGACCGCTCGAAGCACTGAATATCGTCTATCCGCATTCGTCACTCATCGATTATATCAATGACCCCGATAGTGGCGAGTTCGATGTCGCGTCATGTATCGGAAAGGAAGGTCTGCGTCAAATAATGACGTATACGGAAGGAGGTAATCCACCCGCGCGTCAAAACTTCGAATATCGCCCCGAATTTCTCCGGACATTTAAATTACCCGACGGCGAGAAAACGACAAAGACATCGGCGCGAATTTTTGCGCCGGACAATATCGGGCGATACTCCGCGAAAATCAAGAGTATCTGTGATAAAGTCCTCGTGAGCGATGGTATTATACTTGCGTATAGTCAGTATATCGACGGCGGGGTTGTGCCTATTGCCCTCGCACTGGAAGAGATCGGGTTTACACGGTATAGTGTCCGCGGCGGGAATTCGTCGCTGTTCCAGAGCAAACCCGTGCCAAGTATCGACGCAATCACATTTTTACCGCAAAAACAGCACCAAGCACAATTCCCAGGCCAATCCTTTCGCCCGGCGCGGTATTCGGTGATTACAGGCGACCCCACGATTTCACCGGACAATTTATTCGAATTGAAGGCACTGACAAGCGAGGATAATACAAACGGTGAGAATGTGAAAGTCGTTATTATTTCCGTGGCGGGCGCGGAAGGGCTGGATTTCAAGAATATTCGGCAAGTCCATATTTTGGAACCCTGGTATAATATGAATTTACTGGAGCAGATTATTGGTCGTGCGATTCGGAATTGTAGCCATAAAAACTTGCCGTTTTCGCGGCGGAATGTGGAATTGTATTTATATGGTTCCATGTTATCCAATGAAGAAATAGAGGCAATCGACCTGTATTTGTATCGCCTATCCGAATTTAAAGCGGTGAAAATCGGCGCGGTTTCGCGTGTATTGCGGACGACGGCGGTGGACTGTTTGCTGAATATTCAGCATAATACGCAAACCGCCGCGCAATTGAACCAGGTTGTGAAACAACAACTCGCGTCTCGTAAACAAATCGATTATCAGGTGGGGGCGCGTCCATTTTCCGCGTTGTGCGATTATATGGAGCGGTGCGAATATACCTGCCGGCCGACATTTTCAAATGGGAAGCCGATACAGGAACAGAGCGAATTGTATGGTATCGGAGACGACAGCGACAGCGACAGCGACAGCGACAGCGACGCGGAGGGCGACGAGGGCCGCAAACGCAACGACAGCGATGTTCGCCTGGATACATTTAACGAGAAATTCATGTCGATGAATATCGATAAAATCATCCACAAAATCCGGGATTTATATAAAGAATCGTTCTTCTATAAGAAAACGGGCCCGAACGGGATTATCGCTCACGTGAATGCGAC